TCGGGGCGGAGCGGGATTCAGTCTTGGACACAGGGGCCATGGCAGCGTTCCAGAGCGCCATCCAGCAGCAGACCGATATGGTCAAGGCGGCTGGCGGTTGGGCGGCGTCCCTGTCCGCCTCTGTGCGCCCTGTGATGACCTACTACCTGCTGGTTTTTTACGGGATTGTCAAAATCTGCCTGATCTGGGATTCGATGCGCCTTGGCGCTCCCTTGGTCGATGTCATGCCTAAAATGTGGGGCGGCGACGATATGGCCCTGCTTTCCGGCGTGGTGAATTACTGGATTTTGGACAGGACGCTGGCAAAGCGCGGTATTTAATGAACCTCGATATAGCCATAGAGTTGGTGAAGCGGTTCGAGGGATTTAGGAACAAACCGTATCTTTGCCCTGCCGGAGTACCGACGATTGGCTATGGATCGACCCATTACGCTGACGGTCGAGCCGTCACTTTGGCTGATTTGCCCATGTCTAAAGAGGACGCCCATGCCCTGATGGAGGCAGAACTTCGGCACCGGTATTTGCCGAAGGTTATCCGGTACTGCCCAAATTTGGTCCAACACCCAAAAGCACTAAACGCCATTGTAGATTTCTGCTATAACCTTGGTGTCGGCAGGCTGCAAACCAGTACCTTGAGGAAAAAACTCAATGCTGGGGACTGGGAAGGGGCGCAGGAGCAGCTTAGAAAATGGGTCCGTGGCGGGGGTAAAATCCTGCCCGGACTCGTGGCTAGGCGCGAAGCAGAGGCGGCACTTCTGCCGGTCGGGTGACGTATGACTACAGGTTTAACTTATTCCCAGTATGTGACCCAGATCGCCACTATGGCGGTTGTGGAAGAGGCTGATCCGGCGTTTGTCGAAATCCTGCCGCAGATGATCACCTACGCCGAAAACCGTATGTGCCGCGATCTGGACTTTCTGTTCACATCAACGTCACTTACAGGATACGCCTGCACGGTCGGAAGCCGGTCGATCACTATACCGCAGGGTACAATTGTTGTCTCTGAGCAAATCAACATCATCACCCCTGCCGGGACATCTAACCCCGACTCTGGTACGCGCAACCCGTGCCTTCCGACCACCAAAGAGTTCCTAGACGCTGTATATGGCGCTTCGTCCTATACAGGCGTTCCGCAGTATTTTGTCCCGTTCAATGACAACCTGTTTCTGGTCGGACCGTACCCAGACGCTAACTACTCTGTTGAAATTGTTGGCACCTTCCGCCCTGCTAGCCTGTCGGTCAGCACCCCGACCACCTTTATCAGCTTGTATCTCCCTGACGTTATGATCATGGCGTCCATGATTTACGTCAGCGCGTACCAGCGCAACTTTGGTCGCCAGAGCGATGATCCGGCCATGGCCCAAAGTTATGAGGGCCAGTATCAGGCCCTTCTGAAGAGCGCCGCTGTTGAAGAGGCTAGGAAGAAGTTCGAGGCGTCCGGCTGGTCGTCCCAGTCCCCATCCCCCGTGGCTACCGCTTCCAGAGGCTAATAAATGCCACATGCCTCACTCAAACTCATTCCGGGTGTAAATCAGAACCGGACACCGGCCTTGAACGAGACTGCGATTTCTGAGTCGCAGCTTATCCGCTTTGTGCCTGACTCTCAGGGCCTTGGCCTGCCTCAGAAGTTGGGTGGCTGGACTAAGTATTTTGCCAATACCATTAGCAGCGTTATCCGGTGCCTCTGGGCATGGACAGACTCTAACAACGAGAAATATCTGGCTATTGGCGCAATTGATTTACTTGAAACGCTGTCAGAAAATGTTCTCAGAGACATATCCCCACGGACTGAGGTTTACGATGTTGCCGTTGATGTTGATACGGTATCTGGAAGCGACCAAGTAACTATCAACATTACCGGTAGCAACGCCACATCTTACGACAGCGTTTTTATCAAAACGCAGATAAGCGTCGGCGGTCTCGTCCTGTTCGGGATGTACAAGTGCTTTGCAATTGGCGCTAACTCGTTCAACATTTACGCAACTGACGTACTGGGCCAACCAGCTTATGCTACTGCCACCGTTACCGGTGGTGGCGATGTACCAATTTACGACACAACCAACGGCTCTTCTGTTGTTGTAGTTACCCTTGCTGACAACGGTTTGGGTGTTGGAGACACGTTTACCGCGCTAATATCAACTACAGTTTCTGGGATTGTTATTTTTGGTAACTACCTAATTACAGAAATTAACGCGCCTAATGAATTTAGCATTCAGACATCGAGTGCAGCAACTGCGACCACCACCGCATCTATGAACGGCGGCGATGCTATATATGAGTTGTTCATTGGAGACGGCCCACTCCCCCTCGGCACTGGGTATGGTGTTGGGCCATATGGTGCCGGTGGATACGGAACCGGCGTCCCGCCAACGTCAAACCCCGGAACCGTTGTAGCGGCCACGGACTGGTCTCTGGACAACTGGGGAAGCATTCTTATTGCAAACCCTTTCGAGGGCGCAATTTACGAATGGAACCCACTTGTTAATTCCACCGTTGCGGCTGTCATTACAAACGCTCCGACAAACAACACCGGGACCTTTGTGGCTATGCCACAGCGCCAAATCATTGCTTACGGGTCAACCTTCAACGGCATAATTGACAATTTACTGGTTCGCTGGTGCGACGTTGAAAACTACGAAGATTGGATTGGCTCTGTAACCAATCAAGCAGGTTCTTACCGCATCCCGCGCGGGTCGCGCATCGTAGGCGGTATACAGGCTCCGCAACAGGGCCTGCTTTGGACCGATACGGCTTGCTGGTCCATGCAGTATATCGGCCAGCCATACGTCTACAGCTTTAACGAGATTGGCACCGGCTGCGGTTTAATTGCACAAAAAGCTGCCGGTACGCTTAACGGCGTTGTTTACTGGATGGGTCCGTCGCAGTTCTACATGCTTGCGGGTAATGGCGTTGAGCCAATTTATTGCCCTGTGTGGGACGTAATCTTCCAAGACATTGACTTGACCAACGTCAGCAAGATCAGGTTTGCCGCTAATTCCCTGTTTAACGAAGTGGCATGGTACTACCCAATTACCAGCAGCGGCGGCGAAGTTGCAAAGTACGTTAAGTACAATGCTGGCCTGCGCCAGTGGGACTTTGGAACTCTGGGCCGGACGGCATGGCTTAATCAGTCCGTCCTTGGAAACCCAATCGGGGCCAGCCCGGAGCGTTATATATACCAGCACGAAACTTCGCCTAACGATGACGGTCAACCAATGCTGTCCAGCTTTCAGACTGGCTACTTTGCCCTGAGTGAGGCTGACGTAAAGACCTTCATTGATCAGGTCTGGCCCGACATGAAATGGGGCTATTACGGCGGATCGCAGAACGCAAACGTCCAGATTACGTTCTACTATACGGACTATGCCGGACAGACCCCTCTGGTGTCAGGGCCATTTACGGTCACCCAGTCCACGCAGTACGTCACCCCGCGCTTTAGGGGCAGGCTTGTTTCGATTGGTATTTCTAGCAGCGACATAGACTCATTCTGGCGTCTTGGGAATATTCGCTACCGCCTACAGCCTGATGGGAAGTTCTGATGGTCATCCCGTACAAGACTGGCAATCCATATTTGGACGCTAATTTTGCGGCGTCAGTCGGCCCTACGGGTCCCGGTGGTGCAACCGGTCCTACGGGTAGTGTCGGGCCAACAGGTCCTTCGGGTGGTCCTGTCGGCCCTACCGGTCCTACCGGGCCTTCAGGCACTGGTCCGACCGGCGCTACGGGTCCGACCGGCCCAACGGGTCCATAGGAGATTAAATGGCCTCTTTAGATGACATGCTGACAACGGCAAAGAACGTCGTGACCGCCATTAACGGCTTGGCGCAGACGTATCTGGCTGTTAACGGGGCGCGTATTTCACCCGATATAACCGCTGCAACGCTTATTAAAACCGGCTCTGGCCGAGTTGCGATGGTGAGCATCATTGTCGGCGGTAGCACTTCTGGCACCATTTACGACACCAACAATGCTGCGCTGACAAATAATCCGATCTTCACTATCCCGGACACGCCGGGGATCATTTTTATTAACCTGCCAGTCGTGAACGGTATTGTCGTGGTTCCCGGAACGGGCCAGACAGTCTCAGTTAGTTATTCGTGAGGAAGCCATGCCCCTGAAGCACGGGAAGTCCCAGAAGACAATTAGTACGAATATCAGCGAGATGGTTCACACCGGTCACCCGCAGGATCAGGCTGTTGCCGCCGCGCTAAATATTGCCCGCGAAGCTAATGCTCATGGCGGCATGCCGAAGATGGGAATTAAGAAGCCCAAAAAAAGCAAAATTCACGTTGGCCCGATTCATAGCCAAGTTGCCGGGAGGACCGACCACCTGAACATGCATGTTAAATCTGGGTCCTACGTCATCCCGGCAGACATCATTTCTGCGATGGGGGAGGGAAATACGATGGCTGGATTCCGAGTTGCCAAAAACATATTTTCTCAGCCGTTTTATGGGTCATCCAAAGCCGGTGCTGGTCTCCCCTACACGGGCGGCGGTCTTCCTTACGGAGTTCCGTCTCCGGGTAAAGCCGAGGGTGGGGAGGTAGATTCCGTACCAATTGTAGCCGCTGGTGGAGAATATGTTATTGACCCACAAGATGTGGTAAGAATTGGCAAGGGGTCAATGGATGACGGCCATAAAATTCTTGACCACTTTGTGGAAGGATTTCGTGCGCGGACTATCAAGACCCTGAAAAATCTACCCGGCCCCAAGAAGAACTAAGGCGGAACATGGAAGAACAAACCGAGATCAGAATTGGTACGGTTGATGATGTTCATGACATCATGGGTCAACTTTCCAATACTTATGAGGAGATGGGCTTTTCAAACATTAGCCCGGTCAAGGTATTGCAGGAAGTTTACGCCTCTCTGTCTTTGGATAGAGGAATTTTTGGGATCATTGGAAACCCCGGAGAAACAATTCAGGCCGGTGTTCTGCTCCGCATTGGTAAGCCGTGGTACTCTGACGATGATGTCGTGGAGGAGCGCGGAATCTTTGTGCATCCCGACTTCCGCAGCGGTCGCCTTGGTCTGGCCCGCAAGTTGTGTGATTTTTCCAAGAAATTTGCTGACGACATGGGTCTGCCGTTGATTGTCGGCATCCAAAGCACCAGCAAAATAGCACCTAAAATCCGGTTGTACGAACGCGCCTTTGGTGAGCAGAGGGGCGCTTTCTTCGTTTACAACATGAAAAAAGAACATTTGACGAGACAGGAACACTAGCATGTGCGGTGGATCAGCCCAGACAACACAACAAATTCAGATTCCGCCAGAGGTTTTGGCTCGCTACAATTCTGTCAACGCCCGCGCAGAAGACGTAGCTTCCAAGGGCTTCCAGCAGTACGGAACTGATCCTAGTGCGTTTGTTGCACCGCTTTCGGACACGCAGCAGGCTGGCGTTGCCAATGTAAATGCAGCGCAGAATATCGCGCAGCCGTATTTTCAGGGCGCTACTTCTCAGCTTATGGGGGCGCAGCAGAACGCACTGCCGTACTTTGATCAGGCCACCCAGTCCCTTTTGGGCGGTCAGCAGGCCGGTGTTGCCGGTACTCAGGGCGCATACCAGCCCATGCAGCAGGCCGCGCAATACGCCAAAGACCTTCAGGGCGGCGCGTTAAACCAATACCAGACCGCTTTACAGGTCGCGCAGCCCTACAATCAGGCCGCTGCCACAGGCATTGCCGGTGCCTATGCCGGGGCGCAGCCTTATCAAGGCGTGGCGACCGGACTTGCTGCTGCCGGTACTCAGGCTGTTAATGCTGGTCCGCTTGGTGGGGAGCAGATCAATCAGTACATGTCCCCGTATCTGAACAGCGTCGTCGGTTCGACTATGGCTAACCTGCGCCAGCAGCAGGGTCAGGAACAGTCTAGCCTTCTGGGTAACCAGATTGCTCAGGGTGCGTTTGGCGGTGATCGCGGTCGCATCGCGCAGGCTAATTTGGCCCGCCAGCAGAACTTGGCTACCGGCCAGACGGTCTCCGGTCTTATGAACCAAGGCTATGGTCAGGCTCTGGGTGCGGCCCAGCAGCAGCAGCAGCTTGGTTTGGGTGCCGCTCAGGCTAATCGCGCGGCCCTCCAGCAGGGTGCCAATCAGATGCTTGGTATCGGCCAGCAGGGCTACGGTCAGGGCATTGGCTCTGCACAGGCCATGGCTGGTCTCGGCCAGCAGCAATACGCCCAGCAGTCCGGCTTGGGCCAGAACCTTGCCCAATTGGGTCAGCAGGGCTTCGGTCAGGGTGCCGCTCAGACGGCACAGCAGGCGGCTCTGGCCCAGCAGTTGTACGGTATGGGCGCTGGCACGGCAGGCCAGTTGGCGGGCCTTGGACAGGGCATATACGGCATGGGG